AGGCAGCCTTAGGCTTCAAGACACCAGCAGCCTTAGTTGCCTTCAGAGCAACGCCACAGACAAACTCAACGTCAACATTCTTGACAGCACCTGGAGTAGTCCAATCAGGAAGCGCAACGGTGAATGCGTTGTCACCCTTGAGGGTGATGCCATGGAAGCCGTCCATGCCAAGGCAAGCAGCATAGATAGAGCCGTCAGTAATAGAGCCGTCGCGTACCTCGTGGATGGCAATGCCGTTGTAAGCCTTAACAACGTTGCCAGCGGTCTCTTTGGACTCAGTGCCAAGACCAACAACACGCAGCAGTGCGTTCAGCTTGGTGTACTGGGCTGCATTCATCATGAGTACTTCAGGGGTACGCATGAGGTTGGAGAGCATGGTATCAAGCTCCTCAAGGTAAGCAAGAGCAGCTTCCTTAGTGGTGACCTTAATGTCAGTCTTGGAGGTCATCTCAGTAGAGGTGGTCTTCAAAGCAGCTGCAAGACCGTCAAAGCCGTTTGCGTCCTTAGTAGGAGCAAAGATGCTGGCGTTGAACTTGCGAGAGACTGCGTCCTTAGCCTGCTCCAGATACATCTCGTAGAGGTCATCTGCAGCAGCCTTGGCAACACGATCCATCTGGAACGTAGAGCCAAGAATACCCAAGGTAGTAGTCTTCTTCTCAACAGTTGGCTCAGAAACAGCTGGCTCAGCACCAAGTGCGCGGAATGCAGCAGAAGATGGAGTCTTTACGCGCTTATAGCCGTAGACCAAATCAGAGGTGCCAGAAGCATTCATGCAGTTGTCAAAGGTGAGTGCACCGAGCAGATAGTTGTCGGTAACAAGCTCATTGATAAAGCCCTGTGTGAGCTTATCGCCAGAGTTGGTTGCAAGGGTAGCGAGATTAATCATTTATCGTCCTAATCCTTCTTTAATGTTGCGAGCAATGCCAGAAGAGCTGCCAGCGGGTTTGCCGGTAGTGTTTACGCTCTTTGGCTCAGACTGGAAGAGATAAGGCTTAGTTTCTTTAAGCTTGGCAACGTCACCCTCTAGAGCAGCAAGAGCAGCTCTACCAAGCTCCAAGTCAATGCAGCCAGCAGAAGTAAGCTTTGCTTCAACTTCTGCCTTCTCCTTGGCTTCCTGTGAGTCTTTGAGCTGCTTCTCAATGGCAGAGATACGCTCATCAGAAGAAGCCATAGACTTCTTGGACTCTGCGAGCTCTGCTTCCAGCTCTTTAATGCGCTTCTCACGATTAGCCAAGTCGCGCTCTAGCTTGTGGGTATTGACGTTTGCGCTTGTGTCCTCGCTTGCAGCAGAGTCCTGGGAAGATGCTTCCTCTTCTGCTACTTGGTCTTGGGACTGGTTTTCCTGCGTAGAGTCTTGGGTGTCAGAGTCTTTCTTTTCCTCTGTTACCTCGTCTGGTGCAGGAGATCCATTACGATGCATAGACCAAATCCTTTCAGTCAATCGCAGGTCCTTTTCCTGCGCTGAAAGAATTGTCTGTGAGTGTTAACAGCTAAAAGAAAACCCCGCTTGTAGCGGGGTTAGGAGTCAAGCTTTTATTTTTCTAACAATGGAGTAAGTTCTTGCTCAGCCTTTTTAGTAGGACCATCCCAAGTGAAATATTCAGGATAAATTTTAAAATATTTCCTCTTACGTATAAGAGCAATCTGCTCATCATTTGGGAGTCCCATTAGAATTGCTAAATCATGTAATTTTGTGAACTTGTCCCCATACTTTTTTAACAATTTAACATGCTCGCGTGCAAAAGAGTTGCTGCCCCTCATTAAAGAATCTAAAGAAATATCAAGCGAGTCGCAGAGCATATCGAAGTCAATTACCATGAGAGAGCCTCCCTTACAACAATATCAGCGATTTTGTTCTTACCAAATCCATTAACTGCAACAAATCTTAGTGACTCAGCAAGGAGCTCTGACCCCGCATCATCTTCTAATTCATTATATCTCTTCAGGTATGGTGATATGCTCATCAAGTGCTTTAAATCACTATTTTTACTAAATTGGATTCTACCCAACCAGTCATCGTAGAGGACAGGGACTTTAGAATTTATAAAAGCTTGTTTAAGTTTTTGATTCAATTTTGATTTTTGAAGATGGTCTGTTTCTCCACTTCTAAAATCAAGTATTGCATCTATTTCTTTATCCCATTCTTCCATTGTAGATAGATTCCATTCTTTCGTGTGAGCTATCTCATGGAAAATAACTTGGATGCGTTCGTCTACTTTCTTCTTAAACAAAGAGTCAGAAACTTCAATAACAGCTGCCCCATCTCTACGAGATGCCTGAGCGAGTACGCCATCCTCAAGCTTGTTGTTTAGCTTGAAGTACAAGGGCTGTTTAATGCTGTCACCCATAAAGTTAAAAGCATGCTCAGATGCAACAGCAATTTGCTTTTGTATGTTTAGCGGGAAATCATTTTGAGAGAAGCTAATGCTGTTCTGCGTTCTCTCTTTGAATATGCCAGGGACATTCACATCTTTGCCTGAGTAAGCCTTCATGAGTTCTTTTGTATCCTCAAAAGAGCCTTTAAAGCTTGCATCTTTAGACTGTCTAGCAAGAATTGGACGAGTTTTCAACGCCCTAGGTTGCTTGCTAACTGCCCAGGCGCGCTCACGCTCATAGTCACGGCGCAGGTGATTGTCATGCGTGAACTGGCGCAGCTTGTCTTGCAGCTCGCCAAGTCTAATGCGCTGCTTTACCGCGTCTGCTCTCACTTCTTGAAGGTAAGCGATCTCTCTTTTCTGACTTCTAATGAGACGCTCATATCTGCGCTGCTTCTGCGTAGCTGCGTAGTACTCGTCACTGGTCATGCCTGTAATGCGCTCTTGCTCTGAGTAGTCCATGTCTGGCAACTGAGAGTATCCAGGGACATAAGGGGTCATGTAGTGCGCACAGTTTGCGCCGCACAGTCCTGTCACCGTGCCATACCCGGTTGACTCAACAAGAGGGGGATACTCAGTACTTCTACCGCTCCTGGAATACACTTTTCCTTGCCATTCAGCGTGGCTTGGGCGTGCTCCAAAGTGAGCGTCTACGAATACCAAGTCCCATTCCCACTCATCCATGCGCTGCATAAGTAGGCGGTTTCTCGCTTGGTTAGCCTGGGAGACAATGTGGCGTCTTAGAGCTGCGTCAATTGTTGTCTTAGTGCCACTGATGTAGTCAATCGTCTCTAGTCCAGAGTTGGCAAGTCGTGTAACACCACGCTCCATAACCGCTCGTGTTGGCTCTCCAGCTTGATGACGGGCGATTGCTTCAGCGGTTACGTCATACCAGAGTGCTGCTTGGTCTTTGGCAAGTGCAATGTTCTGACGCTCTAGGACCTCATTCATGCCTTGCGCTGTCTGAGCAGCGATAATAGTTGCGAGGTTAGTCATGTGACGGCGTGAGCCCATCGCTCGCACGAACTGTCCCACAAGTGCATCATCAGTCTTTTTAAGGGCTTCCTTCAAGACCTCACGTGTTTGCTTGTCAATGGCAGGGCGGTACTTGTAGTAGATTGCGAGAGCTTCTTCACGAGAGAGCCTAGAGAGACGCTCAAAGTCTGCAATCTCTCGACCTCTAATAACTGCGCCATTAGTACGCACTACCTCATCAAGCAGGTTCAGAAAGAAGTATGAGAGTTCCTGTACATAAGCAGACTGTGCGCCCCCTACGAGACGCACAGCGATTTCTTCAGTCGATTTCACTGCTACTCACCAAGGTCTGCGTCAAGTGCGACACCGCCAGTCTCACCAGTAAATGCCTTTGCGTCTTCCTCACTCATGCCTTGGTACTTAACGAGGTACTTCCACTTAGGGCAAAGACCGCGTGCAATGTCATCCTTCATCATGTCACGGTCTGCCTTGTCATCTGAGATAACTGAGTCATCCCACAGAATGTCAACGGGCACAGGCTCATCTACTCTGTAGCCATTCATGGCGCACTCTGCAGCAAACGCACCCTGAACGAGGTCTCTTACCGAGTTCTCAATGGAGTGCTCGTGCTTTCTGATGGTTCTAATAAGCGTTGCGTTAGTGCTGACAACCTCTGTTGCAGTCTTGAGTCCCTGTCCCAGCGTGAATGACCAATATCCAGCACCAAAGCCGGTTCTAAAGCCTAGGACAGCAAGAGCATTGTTGAATGCGGTAACCATGTCATCAATGTGCGTGTCAGGGTTGTAGACCGTCATAGGTGACTCTGCACTAATACCAGCAGAGATTGGTGCGAACATAATCTGGTCCATAGTGTTGACAAACTTTGCCTTGCCTTTGCTATCACGCACAATAGCTTGCTCATCTACAACCATCTTTGGCAGTGAGACTCTTACTTGCCAATACATCTGGTTGAATGCTTCATCTACTAGCCTGCATGAGTCGCAGATATCCTCGATGACAGACGAGCCTAGCGGTGTGAGCTCGTCATGAGCGTTGTACTTAGCTGGCTTAACAAGTGCGTAGGTTGGCAGTGGTTGCTTGGTGTCGACAAAGCCAGTAATACCTTCAACCTCAACAGGAGTAATGCGGTTCTGTGAGTTAAAGAGAAGCGTCTCGATTACGTGAGACTGTGTCTCTTGGTTGAAGTATCTAAGCTGCAGCTGGTCATACATCTTAGAGTTAACGGTTACCTTGGAGATGAATGCGCAGCCATCACCGAGAAGCGGGATAATCTGCCACGCCTTCATGGAGTCAATGCTGGTTGAGACGTTGCCTTCATAACCGTGGAAGTTTGCGACCCATGCGCCAACACCAAGGGCAAAGACGGTGCTGATGAACTCTGCTTGCTCATCAACAAAGTTTGGAATTGTGCGCTCCAGCCAGTCATTTACTGCGTCTTCAGAGCTGGAAAGGATTGTGCCTTCATTCATGACAAGGCTTGGAATCTCATTTGCAACCATTGAAGCTGGACTAATGGAGAGCCTGTCATATGAGTCAGCACCATTGTTGATGATGTAAGGCTGCTTGTAATACTCATTATCGTGCGTAAACCAGCCCCACCATAGCTGCTGGAACTTATCCATTGAGGTGTCCGGCGTAAAGCCACGCTTCTTTAGGTATCTGAGTGCCCATTCTGGCTTTTGGATAGTAATCTTTGACAAGGTGAGACCCCTTCTCTTTACGTCAAGCTTCTGTCATTGATAAGCGTCATACACGCATAACGCACAGCGTCGATGGTGTGGTTGTCAGCGTCTGGCAACTGCCCTGTGAGCTGGTTGTCCTTTGTCATCACATATGAGTAATTGCTGAACTCATGCGCTGCAGTAGCACAGCTGGAGTCAATCACAATCTTTGTGCGGTACTGTAGCCACTTGATTGAGTTGTGGATGTTGTGTGCTCCTGTCTTGAGAGCACCACGAGCGTTAATGCCATTGGCTTTGAAGTCAGCAATACTTTTTGGCTCTGCTGAGTCGCACCATACTGTAGCGTATGGCTCAGCGTCTTCAATAACATCCTCACCGTCTTTGAGAGCGTTACCCAACTTCTCGCTTACGAGCTCAGCGGTGTCTTGGTTAGAGAGTCCGCACTTTACAAACTCGTCCAAGATGTAGAGCGTGCGAGTCTTCGTGTCATAGGCAATCTTGACCCATGCGAATGGATCTTGTGAGAAGCCCCAGTCAACGCCATAGTAGTGATACTCAAGCTTTTTGCGCTCCTCGTGTGTGATGTCTCTCACCTCAACACGAGTGAATACCTCAGAGCCAAAGCCAACTTGCTCACCCAGCCACTCATGGCGATACGCTTCCTCGTCAAGTTCCTTGAGTGCTTCAGCGTCTTTGCGTACCTGTTCCGGTATCCACTCATGTGGCACATCGAGGTAGCTTGACTCAATGACGCGCTCCGGGTGTGTTGAGAGCAGAGTAGAGACGTACTCATTTACCCAAGCATCACGAGAGCGTGGTGGGTTGTGATCAAAGAAACGGAAGTACGCAGAGCCCTCTGGAGCGTCACGAGTGACAGACTGCATAACTGTTCGGAGTTCTCCCCAGCCATTGAACTGGTCAACCTCAGAGAACCACTGATAGGCGTAGTACGTTCCATTTGGTGCTTTAATTGCCTTTGTCTTCTGCGTATGGTCACCACCTCTAAAGGTAATGACTTGACCAGTTGCAGGGCGCGTGAGCTTGTAAGGGCTCTTAGAAGGCTTCCACTCGTCACGGATGTTCAGTTTGTCGATTGCCCAGAGCATTTGCTCAAAGACACCATCACCGATATCCTTGCCAATCTTTGGCATGATGAACGCTGAGCGGTCCTTGTGCTCCATGAGTCCTTGCATAATCTCTAAAGAGACCGTAGAACTCTTCAAAGAAAAACGCCCTCCCCTTAGCCACCATTCACCTCCTGCGTCTTGTGCGATTGCACGATGCAAGGAGAGAAACGGTGGTGCTAAGAGAAGGGCGAAGTCTGCCACGAATGGCTTCTCTTCTTCTTCCACATCTTCTGGGATTGCGTCAAGTAATGTCCTGCCAATGGAAGAGATGGCAGTGACTGCAGTCTGATTTACGCCTGAATCTGCAATAGACTCTTGCGCCATTGCGAATGTCTTACCCATGCCATTTAAGACTTGAGCACGGGTGATAGTTACTTTCTTTGAAGCACGTTCTTGGAGGTCTTGAAGCCTTTGTTTAACCCTTGTATCGCTCTCAAGCTTGCAAGCAGCAATATCAACACTTGCTTCTTTCCACTTTGAACGGTGCGGATAAGCTTCCAGCATTGCCTGTCGCTGGCTCTTGCCAGCAACTCTAGCGAGCACATACTTCTCATGATTTGCGTTTGTGAGTGGTTGCGTCTTCAATGCGTCTGACCTTTGCTTTTCGCTCCTTCTTCCTCTTCATCTTAAAGGCAAGCTGACGCTCCAAATTCTGCTTGCGCTCAAGCTCTTGCGTGTGCTTTCTCAAGTACTCACGCTCATCAAGCGCACACTCTTTGCAGAGCCCCCAACGCTTCGCATCCTCTGCATCAACCCACACAGGGTGCTGCCCACACTTCTGGCATAAAGGCACAATGCCCTCTGTACGGTATCTTCCGTAACGGTGGCGCACCATAGTGATTGCTTGCACCGAATGCGTTGGAATAAGCTCGTGGAGTTCCTTGGCAGTCATGGAAGGATTGCGCCAAAGCGTTTCAAGCTCTGACCAAGTCCAGGACTGATACGTTCGTCTCCCTCTTCTTGAAAATGATGAAAGAGATGAAACATTTATTTCATCTTGTTTTCTACGCTTGCTCATTGAGCTTCT